CGCACCCACAAGGGTCACACCCGAAGCACCAGCAGTCACCACGATTGGGTGCGTTGCTGCTGCCACGTTAACTACGGTGAATTGGTAACTTGAACCAACACCTTCGTCTGTGAACGCTGCGCCAAGTTCCGCACCAGTTGGTGTGGTCAAGGTACGGCTTGCCGTTGGGGTCATTGTGTATAGTGTCCGTGCTGCACCAGCAAGAGTTGCTGCTGCTTGTACGGTGGCGGCATCAGTGGCGGCAACAACAGTTACCTTTTCCTCTTTTGCTGCCCATGTCTCCAGACGCTTGCGTGTGATTGCACCGTCTGTTGAATTTGCTAATAGTGGCATGATATTCTCCTTGGTTTCTAGTTACTTACTTAGGCTGTCTTGGCAGTCAGTTTGCCCTGCTTGGCGCAGTTGCGAACCGTGAAGTTGCCGTAACACATGATGAGTGCATAACGGGCATCAACATCTTCTGGCTTGATGAACTCAGTTTGAGCAAACCATTTGCTGCTGTGACCGACCAACGTCAGATACTTGCTGTTCAAAAAGAACATCGTTCCTGCCGTGCAATGAACATCGTACACAATTGGGGCAGCCTTGAACAGCAGGTTCTGGAATCCAGCATCTGCAGTCTTGGTGTCCGTGTAACGGAGGTTCGGTTGCAACAAACCTTCATACTTCTCAAACAGGGTTTGAGTCGTAAGAATCATGTCTGGGTGGTCATTACCAACCGACACGGTGTTGTATGCCGTTGCCATTTGAGCAAGAGTCAACGCAGTTGCGGTGTTCTCCTCGTATGAACGCCAGAACTCGTTGCCAGAAGTTGCACGGTTGATACCACCAACAGTGCCGCTTGCTTCAACAAGGTTGCCCAAGCCGTTCCAGTCTTTGCCACCGTTGCCAGTGCCATCAGCGAAGAACATCGTGTTGAACGATTCACGCATTGACTCTTCAGCCTGCATGATTTTCGCTTCCAACAGGTTAATGATTTCCTGTTCGCCGTTGTTCTTGGCTTCTTCAATGCCCGAGATTGAAATGGATGCAGCGTACTGCTTCCATTCGTACTCTGCGGCCGAGATGCCCTCTTGTGGGGTCAGGCTCAACGAGTCGTACCCTGAGTACGAACCCACGGTGCTGTTCTGCCCGTAGATGAGTGGCTCAATAATTTTCGTACCGCCGTTAAGCATACGGATGCGACCTTTATCCATGAGGAAATAGGTCAACGGACGTGCAGTGAACACGTTGTCCGTAAGTTGCGAACGATAGTTCGCAAGCGTTGTGGAAAGTAGTGAGTCAAAATTTGCATTTGCTGTCATGATATTTAGTCCTTAAAGTTGATGGTTGAAATTTCGTTAGCCTTCTAATTGCCGTTTGGCAGATTCATAAGCATCACGAACACTACGAATAGGTTTAGAAGACACGTCCGCACTTTTCGCAGAAGAACCCTTAGACACAATTGCGGCATCCCGTTTAGATTCAACAATCTTCTTCGTTTCATCGGCTTTCACCTTTGTGGCGAACTCCTGTGAACGAGTCTTGTCAAACAAACGGTCAAACGCAATCTGTTTATAGGTTGCTTCCAAATTGGTGCTTCCTGTGGCCAGCGCTTTAGCGACAACCTCATTGGCATCAAAAGTTTCTCCGTATCTCCGTGACAAAGATTCAATTTGATTCTCTAACTCTCGCATTGCCTTCTCCTGTTCAAATGCTTGAATTCGAGTTTCAAGTTGACGGTACTGCTTCTCCATTGGGTCCATCATCAATTCGTCCTCTTCGGACAATTGTTGCTGATTCACCCCATAATGCTGTGAAAGCAATTCCACGGTGCTAGTCGGGTCGTTCTGCAAGGCTTCTTGCAAAGCGGCCGCAAATTGCACCTCTCTTCGTTGCTCAGCAAGTTGTTGCGTCTTGCGTGTATAGTCTGCTTGACGCTGATAACCACTGAGCGCCTCAGAAAGCGGAACATCAATTTCTTCGCCATCAACAACTATTTTGACAGATTTGTCGCCATGTTCGTCCCAAGCAAAATACTCTTTGGGTTCAGCCTGTAAGGCTTCACCAGTCTCCACAATCGCATCTGCCTGCCCATCTTGGATGGGTGCGTCAGTAACGTTTCCAACGGTGTTATCAAAATTACTCATTAGAGTCCTCCTTCGGCGGTTGCTCTACAAGTAGTACCTGACGCTACATAATTTGTTCGTTAGGCAACTGCGTGTTCGGCAAAGGGGCACCCTGAGCCAACAATTGGGCAAGAATTTCAGGCGGAATGTTAGAAGGCATCTGCATCCCACCCGTTGGTGGCATCTCGGCAGCACCCATACCCGGAGTCATCCCTTGCGGTGGCATCATCCCCTGTGGTGGCATCCCACCCTCAGGTGGCATGCCCTCAGGACCCATCGGCTGTTGAGGCAAAATGAACCCTTGCGCCTGTTTGATACCAAAACCGTACTGAAGGACGTAGGCAGCCATTTTGCCCATGTCCAAAATGCCAGCCCCAGCAAACGGTGCCATAGCGTCCACAATTTGAAGGGCACGCTGGCGACGGAACGATTCGTTCATCGGGGCAGTAGAACCGCCCTCAACTTCGTAATCAAATTCGCCTTGGATATAGTCACGGTCAAAGGTCAGCCACAACGGTTGGGCTTCCGAACCGATGATTCGTACAGCCTGCTCACCAGTCATAAACTGTTGAGCCAACATCACCAGATGACGTGCACAATCCCCGATAGCACGTTCAATGATAGCCAACTTGTCTGAAGCACGAGCATTCGAAGCATCCTGCACAATTGCTGCTTCTGTGGCTGTACGACGAATTTCTGGCATTGCACCCTGCTGATATTCCGACACACCAGAAACACGGTTCATGTCCGACGAAATCAAATCAGACTGATTGTACAACTCTGGCGGGTTAATGACCGCAGGCATCGGGGACAAAACGTTGCTCAAATTGTCGTCAGTGATAACTGGAACCATCACGTTATCTTCATCCGATTCCAATGCTTGACGACCATCAGTATCAAATGCCGACTCTTTGTACAACCATTTGCGTGAAAACCGTTTACGGTGATTCATCATCTGTGTACGAGTCTGATTCAATTCATGTTGCAACGGTTCAATCGCTTCCAGTTCACCCATCGGATAGAACGTTTCAGGAACGTCATAGTTGCGAATCATCACAAACGGTTGACCGAAAGCAAACGGTATTTCTTTCGGGGCGACAAGGAACTTGTCCGACCCGTCACAAAACACAGACAACGTATTGCGGTCAATGTCGTACCACTCCCAAATTTCTATATAAGCATCCTGCGGGTCTTGTGAACGGCGAGGACGAAACGAATCCTGACCCCATTTGGTGTAATGGCTAGGGGTTGCTTCTGCTCGAGCAGTTGAATTGTAACGCTTATCTTTTTTGACATCTTCCAAAGGGCGACGGACACGTTGAGCAATCCAACGTGCATCTTCCATAGAAGTTGCATCAGGGTCAACATACATATCAAAAGGGGACACCCGTTCCACGAACGGGCGGTCCTCTTTAACAATCAGGTTAGATTCCGCAGAGTTCTCCTCACGGTCTTCCAAGAGTTCGTCATACGAATCAAAATTGTTTTCTGTAACTTTTTCTTCTTCCACATATCGGTATCCAGTTTTCACCCAACCGTGACCACAAATCAAAGTGTCTTTAACTGCACGACGAAACTCTTTCTGACAGTCATAATGACGCCACCAATAGTTCACAATTGCTTCCGTAACAATCGCCTTGTCTGCGTCATCTGGTCGCCGTGCGTTCACGGTAATCTTCGGATGGTTAACAGCAACAGATGGGGCAACGATGTTAATCGTTGAAAACGCCATGTTGACCAACAACTGGTCCTCTTTGATGTCTGTACGGTGATGCTTGCCCCGATACAGGTCAATCATCCGTTGCCACAAATCGTCATACTTTTCTTCTTTGCGCCAACGACGAGAATGCTCCAACTTGTTGCGATACTTCTTCAACATGTCGTAATTAGATGTGCGTGCCATTACTTCTCTTTCCCTTCATGCCAGCCAATGTGACCGTCAATTTTTGATGAAACCTCATCAACCTTGTTCGCTACCCGAGTCAACAATTTGCCGTTCTCCGCATGCTGCTCAGAGTTCTCCCTACGCAACAGTTGCAACACAACAACTACCGGCCCAGAAATAATCGCAACCGCAAGCGGGACAAGAATAGCCTCCACATCAAACCCAGCGACTCCCAATAGGTTCTGGGTTATACCCATTGATTTTGGCGTCAGCCACAGTTTTGGCTTGACGTTCCCTTATCGTCGGACCATGAAAATCTTCCTGCCCGTACGTGAAACCTAAACGAATCGTAGAAACATGACATTTGAAACAAACTGAGCCACGGCGGGGCAATACCTCAGCCTCAAAAGACTTTCCGCACGGTTCACAAACAAAATGTTGCATCACCCTTAGCCCTAACTGCTACTTCTTGTATTAAAAGCACCAATCGGCACCCTTTCAGGTTTCTTTTCACGAATAATATGCTTTTCCCACCAACCCAACGTATTCGGCTTCGGTGTGTCCGAACCCCGATACTCAGGCAACCACACATACTTCAACATCTGGTTACTGATAGCCAAAGACATCACCCTGTCATCATGAGGTGAGCCGTGCATCTTGCCGTTCGCCTCACGAACAAACGTACGCAACTCAGCAATCGTCGTTTTGCACAACAACCCAATAACATCATCACGCAACCCAGCATTCAACTCGTCAATAGCCAAAGGCTTAGAAACCGTTGTAGTACGCCAACCCAACGTTTCCGAAACCGTAGGATTCCTTTGACCCAACCTACGTTGCCTAAACAAATTCTTGTAACCCACACGCTGCAACCCTTTCAGGGTTGTCAGCCCGTGGTTGTTGGACTCAACCCCAATCAAAGCCTTGTTGTACCAATACCCAATCGCATACAACGTTTCTTCACCAAACAAGTCAGCATCCACATGCCCATGCCAATGGGCAACAACATCACCCGTAGAAGCATTCAAAACATGGGCAGACGAATAGTCACCATGACC